TGTGCTCTTCCGATCTGTGTCCTGTTGTGCTAAAAAAAAGCCTTGTGAGCGTGCGCCCTTGCGTGAGTTGCAGGGCTTGCAGGCAATCACCATGTTCTCCATATCCATCGCCAGCTCGGGGTGATGCTTAATGCTCAACACATGGTCAACAGTTAGATCATCACTACTGCCACAATACATGCAGACATAGCCATCTCTTGACAATACCTTGAGCCTTGCTCGTCTATAAGCCTTAGTATTGCGAGGGTCACCCTTCTTGCTACTCAATGCCAGCCTCGCTTTATCCAGTGCTTCCATGCTTTGCATGTATCACCATCATACCTGTGATTAATGTACTTGACTCCATAATCAATCTGTTCAATTGGAGTCTTATTCTTTATGATTGGGTTCTTTAGCTGTGGTATTCCATAAGTCTGTATCTTGCCATTGAGATTACCTATTGCTGATGAGTTGAATGCTGACTCTTTACCATAAAGCTTCATAAGGCATACAGCTTCTCTGTTACTCATTGTAAAACGTATATAATTCTTAGGATCTAATGCTTCTTTTGAGCCACTTGATGCGTGACCCATGGGTAAGCATAGAGCTCCCACTAATCCGATGGCTACCCCCAGCGCTACCCGCTTCAGCGGCGCTGTGTGAGCCCCTTTAAGGGCTCTAGCCTGTAGGATAGCATGCCTGTCAAATATGTGGATAAGTCCCGCGTTAAGTGCGTGTCGTACCCTAGTTATCCACAGGTGTGCATAACTATTTGTCTGTAGAGTAGAACCCAGTTCCTTTAAAGTGAGCAGGTACAGAGCTGTAAATCTTGCGCATTGTAGAGCCGCAGAACGGACAATCAACATCATGTGGTTCATTGATACTTAACTCCTTGTCATATCTGGCGTTAGCCTCGCATAACTCGTTATCACACTCGAACTCATAAATTGGCATTAGAACACGTCCTGCATGGGACTTCCTTTAGTTTCCACGATCCACACGATGTGCATCTTTCAGGTTCTAATTCTACCGAATCTTTCTGTATATCGCCGTAACCTGCCTTAAGCAATAGTTGAACCAAGTCACCAAACCGCATGAAGGCAAGATACTCGGCAGCATCTTCACCCTGACCATTCATACGACACACCACGAACGGCAGTTCCCGATGACCTGACGCTCTCTTAGTAACTTGTTTCAACCACGCAAGAGGCTGGAAATCCGTCCGGGCTTTGATTTCACAATCGAAAGGCACGTTGTGAATATCTTTTCCAGCCCCTCTACCGACGCTAGCGCTTCCCCACCATTGCGAGAGATAGGATTGAATCACTCGCTCAGTACGATAGCCCCGATGTTTACGTGTCTGGCTTGGCATCGATTAGGTTATGCCTTACCAGCACTATTGATTGTATGACATTCTTCGCAAGTCCACTCATGCTTTAAGTATCTATCAGCAATCTGTGATCTAGTTGGAAACTTATTACACAACTGACATATCAGCTTGTAGCCTAGTTCTTCCAGTAATGCGGCGTTAGCAATTAGGTTAGCCCGCTGTTCTTCATTAGGGAATTCTTCCCATTCCCCATCTTGGTTCAAGAATTTAACGTAACCCATTATCGCTTTACCTGTGGCTTCCACTTGCCGGTCTCTTTGTCAACCTCATACCAGACAGGGTCGCACTTATCTGCATTATTAAGCAGCACTCCCTTTTCTGCTCCTGCGCAATACCACGCACCATAGGGCTTGCCCGCCTTGCTAGTGCCCGTTCTCCATTGACGTATCCCATGCTGGCATGTCTCCTCTACCGCAGTGCCACCAAGTCCGGATTTCACCATCTCGACTGCACTCTCTAAAGTCGTGGCTGGCTGTGCTGGTGCAATAGTCCATGGATCATCTTCTTTCGGTACTGGAATGTACTCTGTGGCTGTCTGTGCCATCTTAGCCTTTACCTCGTGAATGCTAGCCTTTACCTTACTCATCTCGATAACTTTGCCCATCTCTTCTCGGCTCGGGCGCTTTCCCTTTGTCGCATAGCCAGCCGAAGCGAGAGCGCGACCAATCGCAGACGTTTCACAGTTTTCAAGAGCAGAAGTAGCATTAACTCCACGCCCCGATATCGTTTCTTCCGCGAGCCCAGCAGCCCAAGGGTATTGGTCAACCTCAGTTCTGTATATATAAGCCTGTACGATAAAACGTGTAGTGCTTGCTTCGACCAGCTTTGTATCAATTCTTCCATCTGGGTGATCCTTCCAAAACTTAATTAGCCGTTCTTCTACTGTCTCGTAATCTTCTAAATTAAACATAAAGGTCATTTTCCTCTGTGTGTAGTTGTGCTGCAAGGCTGGTATAGGCAACCATATCAATGTAAGTGTCAGTTTTCGCAGTTTCCATGCTTCTTGCGATTTTGACCAATGCCATACAGATTGCAACTTGATAGTCTGTGACTGGTATTTCAAGGTAGGCGCTCCAGAGTGAGGCTGTGCGCTGCATGTTGTCGCTTGGGTGGCCGTAGTCCATTCCACGATCTTGGATTGTGGCCCTTGCTTCGTTAAGGTAGTCACGAGCGTTCATCGGTTTACCTGCTGTTGAATTTGGCGTGTCAAGCGACGATAAGAGTTACGAGCTTGTTTTAGCCCATCTCCATGTCCCTTGATGTAGCCAAAAGCAAAGCCCGGTAAACTTCCTAGTAGCAGTGAGAATATGACTATGTAGTCATGGTTGATGTGGTTCATTTAGCCCTTCCCGTAGCCCGTATCTCGGGTACAAGAAGAACTTTACAACTTGTGAAATAAACAGCCGCCAGATTTAGATAACGAAACGATAACGATTTCATCAATGTTCTCGTCTCCGAAGTCTGGCCTAGCGAACCCTTCCATACCGCTTCCCATGCACTATAAATGTGCCGTCTTTCTCTAGATTGATGATGCTGACTTGTGCGCCCTTAGCATCTTCTTCGATAATAATAAAAGCCTGTTGCCAGTTATGAGTCTTGGTGTATGTGGCCTGACGTATATCCATGAGATGCCCGCCTTCCCAGCCTCGAATGATGCGGGTTATCTTGCCGCCGCTAGACTCCGAGAATTGTGAGAAACCGGCTCTGTGCGTGTGACCACAGATGGTTGAAAAACCCGCTCTACGGGCGCTCTCAAGGGCTGTCAGCCCGGGTGTGGGCTTCACACTACCTTCATCGCCATGTACCGCCAAAATGCCCTTAGCGACCGCGTAAGGCTTCTTATGGTAGGTGATGCCTAATTCTTCCAGCTTCATGAATTTCTCGAACTTAAGTTCAGGCAAGGACATGAACGCCGGTATCTTATTCATAATCACGTTAAATAATCTATCCGTATGATTGCTACGGATCATGTGCTGTTCCTTGGCATATTCGCCTAAGCGCCACAAGGTCTCGACTGTTAGGTCTCTGTTGTCAGCTAGTGTCTGCTCGTACCAGCCCGGCCTGCCTTCACTCCACCGGCCAATTTCTGTGAAATCTGCTTCATCACCTAAGGTTAGAACACTGTCAGGTCTGTAAGCCTTAATAAAAGAAATCACATTGTTTACACTTATCGGGTCGTGCAGGGGAATTTGAAGGTCTGGAACTACAACAGTTCGCCTCATGGCCTAATCCTCGTCATCGTCGTAAGGAATGTTATCGATTCGATTGGGTAGGTTTGGAATAATCCAGTCCGGGAAAGTTTCACGATCCGACAACAGCCAAAAGGCATGAGTCTCGGAAAAAGAAGCGCGCCTAAGCGCCTTGTAATACTCATTTAACGCTATACAGTACGCATCAAGCGCGCTGTAAGTATCTAAGTCTATGACTGGTCGTTTCCTTGCCATAGGATAAGTGTCACTTACCTAATAAGTCGATGATTGTATCGACACGCGCTTCTAGTCGATTAACCTGATCCTTTATAGATGAGCCGCCGTTTGGCTTAAGTTCAGATAGGTAATGCTTAATCATGAACTGGACATAAGCTGCAACGCCGCCGAGAACTGAGATGATAGCGACGGCAATCGCCGCAAAGTCCTGTGCGCTCATTTCTTAGGCGTTGCGTATCCAAATACGCCTGCGACAACTGCGCCCAAGATTGACCGATAGTTAAGGTCGAAGTTTGAGGTTGTACCCCATACTGCGAGAAATGCTCCGACTGCTACAAGTGCTGGGTGCTTGATGTTCATGCTGTTCCGCCTAACATTGGGATATCAAAGAACGAGCCATCTGCATCGCCCTTCTTGGTAAAAGAGACATGGCAATGCTTAGTATGCGGATTGATTCCACGATAAGTGACCCAACGGAATAAGGTTTTTCTTGAGGCAATTTTTCCATTGAATATGACGTAATTAATCCGTTTATCTCCAGCTCTCGCCGCGAGTCGTATCTGATCCGCAAGGTCAGGCATGAGGTCAGGCTTGCTCCGTCCAGCCAAATCCCTGTCAATATCAATGGCTCTGACGATGCCGCTTGCGTCAGGATTGTGGTCAGAAGGACGTGATGAGTGACGATAGTCGCCAAGCCAGCCGTCGCTGGACTTATCTCTTGACATGTAATGATCGTCAACTTGGAGCCTTAACTGTTGTCCGGCTTTGCATAACTTGGGAGTCATGCCAGTAGTAGTGCAGCTTCCTCGGCTGTTAAGCCAAGACGTTCCAATAAAGCTAAACGGGATTCTGCTTTTTGCTCTAATGCTAATGCGTCTGCCGCAGCTTTGTTCTTTGCTTCGGCAAGAAAATCTGACTCTTCTTTAGTCATTTCTCTTGAGATTTCTTCTTCGGTTTCCATATTGAAGACTGTTATCATATCTTTAGTCATTATTTAACCCCATATATTCTTACTGTTCCGGAAGACCAAGTTCCGCCGGTGTTGTAAAAACCAATTGAACTGACCGCAGCATTTGACAAAAATCCTGCCACCATATCGATAACTTCTGAATCTTGATAGGAAACAAGCAATTCAACAGTTTTGTACTGGGTCGTGCTGGCATAGTTGTAAATAGTAAAACTTCCAAAATTATTTGACAGCGTTCTATTGTAAGTTCCGTAACTGGCCCTTAATGATGAAACCGCATTATCACCTTGAGAAACAGGACTTCCAGATGAACTGATGCTCTTTAATGCAGAAAAATTGCCACCACCATTAAAAATAATCTCTGGGTATCCACCGGCGGTATTGTTTGTTAATCCAAAATACTCAACATAAAGATGGTTGTAAGTTTGATTGATTGAGGAAACTGTAAATGTTGAACCGGTCATAGTGCTTGTTGAAAGTAGAGTCATTCCGCCGCCGGTTGCCGGTGCAGCCCATTTTAAGCCGGTTGCGGTAGATGAATCTGCCGTAAGCACTTGGTCGTTACTTCCGACTCCTAAACGTGCGTCAGTTGTTGAATAGGTGTAAAGGTCGCCCTTTGTCGTTAATGGACTAGCGCCGCCGATTGTTACCCATGCTGATCCTGAATAATACTGTGTGGCATTAGTGTCTTTTAGGTATGAAAACATACCTTCTTGAGGACTTGTGATAGCCGCTGTGCGAGCTGCTGCGTTAGCAAAGACCATAACTGTCTGCGATGCTAAATAACCATTGGCGGCGGAAGCAGTTAAAATATCCCCCGTCGCAAACTCAATGTATCCCAATCCTGCTGCCATGTATTTATCTCCTAGTAAGTCATCGCGCTCACGCCAATTATACCGCGTTCTGCGCTTCCTATAATGAATCCATCGACTATGGGCTCAAGTGTTGTAACTGTGCATTGCATTGCATTTGGGCTGATTTCCCATTTTAGACCCTGCACTTGCAAGGTCTTGACGATAGTACTGCCATTAGGCTGAATATTAGAGATTCTGACATTGGTAAAGTAATCCAAGCCAATCATGGTGTCTGTTGGGACATTTGGGTCTAATAGATCAACAGTCATGGCATCGATGCGAATTGTAGTCTCTGCTCTAGTTGCTACATAAGTGGCAGCAATATTTAGTGCATTAGCGTCTGTATCAATAACCAAGTCTTGAGCCGAGTATTGATGCTGAAAATATTTGGTCGCGCTGGCTGCGTTTTGATAAACCTGCGCTGTGCCGCCTATGCGCTGCATGCGAGCTGTGTTGATGATTAACTTGTCGTCAAAGGCAAAGACTAAATTTTTGTATGGGATACCGCCGGTTTGGTTGAACTCGATGGGAGCGCCAGAGATAGATGACGCTACCTCATTGCGGCTTTTGAAGATTGCTGTGCCAGAGCCGTCAAAGTAAAATGCGCCTTGCTCTGAAAATTCAACATTTTTGATTGCATCAAGGGAAGTGCGTAGTGTTCCCGGATCGGCCTGACATAAAGAGTTTCCGGTGCTGACAGTTCTCATATTTGACGGAAAATTAATTTGGTTAAGAATCTTGCCTATGCGTGTACCTGTGGCTTGTCCAGCGCCCGAATCTGCGACGCTTGTAATCTGGGCAAGGTTTAGCAATCGAAATGCATCACTTGCGTAAATGTCGACATAGCCCATGTTTTCGGCTTGGTCATAGTAATATCGATATTCAGTCGTATAACCAGAGAACAAGAATTCCTGCGCTGTGGCTGTTGTAGCTGCTACACGAATTTTACGAAGCGGTACTAAATAGGGATAAAATTCAGAATCTACATTTTGAGGATTCCATTGAGATGTAGGATCAATGATTCTGATAACTGCTGTGCCAGCCTGATAAGTATCTGACTGAATATTGCGACCATGATCAATAGTGATATTGCGAACGCTGGGAGTTAGGTCAATGATTGGTAATGGCACTTCGGAAGCACCAAGTTGACTGATTCCTATAATTCCGTTTTTAGCGTCGCCAATAGTAAAGGGATAGCCAAATGTCGCACCAGATGAAAAGTCAAAGGATACGGAGATATTGGCTGGCAAAGCCATGATTAACCCCGTACTCGATCAACGAATGATCCGATACCTGACAATGATGAGTCTTGAAGTGTGCTTGCTACTGCCTTGCCGTCAATCTGTACGACAACTGGGCGGTTCAAGGCTGCAACAGCCATAGCCCACGGAGTGCCTGAACCGAACTGTGTATCCATGCCACCACCGGCAGATGGGTTAGGTACTGAATAAGCAAAGCCACTTGCGTTCGTTGCGTTGGTTGCAACTGATGGATTCATTGGTGTAATTGGGACAGCAGCTCCACCGCCAGTTGAACCGCTGCCTGCCGCAATTTTCTTTGCCTTTTCTTCAAGCATGTCTAAATACGCTTCCCATGAGGCAAATGGGTTCTTAGCAGGTGGTAAATCTGCAAGATAGCGAGCTAGGTTTTCGCTTAATCCTTGAGCCTTAGCAATTTCATATGTAAGCTGCTGGGCTTGGTTAGTGTTACCTGTAAGCAGGGCGAATTGAAGCTCAACCCGTTTACGATCTTCATCAGATAACTTGCCCTTTAAAGCAGCAATGAGTTGAACCTGCTCTAGGTCAAAGATTGAGCCGGCTTTCTTGAGTGCGGCTTGCTTCTTTTGTTCTGCTGTTAATGCTTTAGTTGCTTTTGTCTGAGCTTCTAATAACTTTTTGGCGCGAAGGTCAGCGGCTTTTTGTAATCTTTCTAATGCTAATTCTTGAGCTGTTTTGCTCATAGGCTTTACTTTTGGCTTTAAGGCAGGTCGGCTATTAATGCCACTTCGAGACCCGACAAAACCTGCGAAGATATCCCCGGGAAGATTTTTAACAATATTGATAAGGCTGGTCAATCCACCTACTGCTGTGCCAGTCGCAAGAGTAATTGCATTAATTCCCTTAGCGATTGCGTTAATGGTCTTTACTGCATCTTTGGCTTCTGTTCCACCGCCGGCGCGAGCTAAAGCATTGACTAAGCCTTCACCTATAACTTCGCTGGCGTTACCTACCGCAACAGAAAGCACATCAAACTTAAAAGATGTGGTGTCAAGATAGGCGTTGGCTGCTCCGCTTGATTGCTTAAGGAGAATACCAAGAATTTCAGAAAAAGACTTAGTGCTTAATTCTGCTTGCGTTAAGCCTGTGTTGTACTTTTTGAGCCCTCTGGTTATCCCTACATAGCCGTTGGCAAGGTCTTGTGACACATTGGCCAAATCCACGCCAGAAGCGCGGCTGATTGTGATGGCATCGTTAAGCAACTTCTGGGACTGGGTAAGTGATCCAGTCGTGGTCAATAGCCCCTGAAACGCCGGACGAAGAATGTCATCGGCAATTGCGGCGCTGCTCTCTAATTCCGATATAAATTTAGCAATGGCTGGATTGGCAAAAGAAATACCTAAGTTATCAACAGCTGTGGATAGTCTAAGTGCGGCGGCTTCATCATCTGCAAAAGCCTTAACTGCTGCCTTACCAAAAGACACAAGTGCTGTTGTGCTATAAGCAAGTCCTAGAGTTCCCGCAAGACCTTTGACTGTCTTGTTTAACTTTTGCGCAGCAGAGTCGGCTTTCTTAAATCCGCGAGTGTCAGCCTTTGAGCCAATGGAAATCGTCTCTTGTACTGGAGCTGCCATTACGCGGCCTTCCTAATTCCCTTTGCAGCCTCGACCCTGAACTGGGCTATGGCTGTATCGATTGCCTTCATGGTTGCGCCTTCAGCTTTGCCCTGATCGTTAGCCCAAGCACGATAAATTAAACGACCACGACCTTTGAGGCTTGAGACAAGCGGCGGCAAGTTCTTAATAAACTGCGCGCCCGCTTTAGGGTTTGATGACTTGCTTACCTTGTTGCTATTGCTTCCGGCTTTAGGGCCAACCCAAGGTTGGCCCTCGTCACCATTGCGGCCGGCGCTTTCGTAGATAGCACCTACACGACTTCTGTTTTCAATTCTTGCCATCGAGCTAAAGCCATTAGAATTTATCTGACTAGGTACTGTACTGAAAGTAATTCCCGCCTTGATTGTGGAAAAATTATAAGTCGGGAATTTCCCCTCGCTAAATGAACGAGAAGCCCAGCCACGCATAGGTGAAGTCGCTGGAACAAACCCTTTTGCTTGTGCAACAACAGGGCGAAGAATTCCCGAGATTTCCTTGCGCAAGGACTTTTCCAAGTCAGGAGTAAAGCGACGCATTGCTTTGCGTAAGTCAGCGTTGCCGCGTATTTCGATTCTTACTGGCATCGCTTCGCTCCTTTGCTATGTCCTTGAGGACTTCTATATGTGCCTTAAACGCTACCGCCGGAAGTTCGACAATAGTTTGGAAGGGAACTCCATACTCGTAACTCAAGCGAGCTGCGAGATAGGTGAGGGAGTTCCGATCTACCCTAAAGGGTCAGACTCTAAGACCTCAACTGACTTGAGTGTCTCCAAGAATGACTCGCCAAAAGGTTTGACTGTTTCACCCGAACGTCTAATTGCTTCCCAGCAGAGCCAGTACACGTCTGACTGCTTCTGGTCTTCTATCAGGGCTTTGTGAAAGCCCTTCTTTGCAAATAATTCAAAGCTATATTCAAGCACCGGAGTAATTTCGTACTCCTGCACTTGTCCATCAGCCCTTGTTACTTTGAGTTTTGCCATTGTTAGCCCCTTACCTAGTTATTACGCTGTTGTAATTGCGATTGTACCGTTTACAGTCCAAGTTACGCTTTGAGTTGAGATGTCGCCAACTGCACCATTGATAGGTGTTGTGTTATTGACAAGGCAGCTCATTGTGTAAAGTGGGTTTGTAGCTGAGACCGCTGATGAAGTCTGCTTGACTGTAACAGTCGTGCTTGTTCCCCATAGAGAGTTAAGAGTCTGGAGTGTCTTTGAAGTTGCTTCATCATTGAAAAAGTCGATAGTAATGCTTGAAGATTCTAGCCCCTTGACAAAACGATGCCCAGAATCCCCCATCGCACTTACTTCCAGTTCATCGAATGAGCGGTTAATTGTTACAGATGAAACAAGGTTTGAGAGATCAACCGCGTTAACAGTTAGAACCACTCCATTGCTTAGATAAACTGCCATTTGGTTATTCCTCTTCCTTCTTAGTTGTTGTTTTTGCTTCTGCCTTAGGCGCTACCTGACCGATTTTAATCAGGAAGGCTTCGTTTTCTTTTTCCCATTGTGCCAAATCGGTCACGATTAGCTCCATTCCGTTAGGGTACTGATTGCAATGTCGCAGACCAGTAAATCTCCAGAAGCGATTGATAGGACGCTTGGCGCGCTGACGCTTCCTACGTTAAATACGATGCTTGACGCATCAAGTAATTGAAAGACTCTTACTATGTCATCTTCAATACCGGCAAGGTTCCCGGCGTTGTCCAAAAGCGGCACGAGAATCTGTAGGCGAAAGTTAGCCAAGGGAGCCACAGATGTGCGGTCATTATTGGTAGGCGTAATGTAAGGGTCTGCCGGAGTTAAAATAAGGCTATTAGCAACAGGCGTGGCTGGTGGAAACGCGTAAACACTGTACTTAGTGTTATCCGCTAAGGCGCTCGCAATGCTGCTTCGAAGTGTGGTTATCGCTGGCATTAGCCCACCATGGAGTTAGGGCTTAAATATGGTGCAATCAAGCCGCGAACGCGAGATATAAGCTGCGAAGACATTGAGTAAAGGTTGCCCATAGATCCATCTGGGTTCATGCCAGAGCCGGAGTTAGTTTGTCGCGCTGTCCAGATAGATACACAAATCATAAGGCTGGCTTCTTGAATGGCCGGGATAGTTGTGTAATCCACATAAGTATCTGCTGCAACTTGTCCATAAGGATTGATTGGGTGGTAAGCGTTATCGCTGGTGTGATTGGTAGTTACAGTAATGCTTTTATTGTCAACGCCGGTAATGGTCTTAGTGCCATTGAACCTAGAACCGGATTTTGTAATGACTATTGACTGCCCTACATAAAATACGTCTTTGACGTAATCGTTAAAGTAAAGAGTTCCTACTGTACCGACATTGCTGTGAGCCACAGCCGGAGTCGTGTTAGTCCATAGAAAAGGCAATAAAACATCATCTCCGGCATCGCAGACGGACTGAATTACAGCATCGGAATATAAACTTCCAACGCCGAGTGCCGCTTTAAGCTCTGCAACTGTAGTGAT